TGACAGCAGAGGCCTTTTCGCCTTTTGTCATCCGTGTGGCTTTCGCAAGTGGAACGCATTTCGGGTATTTTCTTTTTGAACCTGTTGATGATTTTCTTCCACAAGGTTGATATTTGCCATCCTTCTTTGGAGCTCCAATATCTACCCATTTTTCATTTACCCATTTTTTTAGATCGCCCATTAGACTTCTATAGTTCTAGTCATATCCTCTATGACCATACCACCTTCACGCATTTTTTTTCTTTTACCTATTTTACCTTTACAAACTTTTGATGCATACATGTTTGCGTACGCTGAAGGATAAACTTTAAATTTTCTCTTTGCAGCAGCTTTACCTTTGGGACATAGTTTAGCCATTAGTCTTTTCCTTTACTTTTTTGTCCAATTTCAAAAATAGTTTGTTTTAATTTTGCACCAGATGCTTTTGTTTTTTGTTTTGCAATAGCTAATTTACTTTTAGCTTTTTCTACTTTAGTTTTAGGAACATTTGGTTTTACAGAAGTAATAGTTTTAGAAACTTTTTTACCTCTTCCTAACATACCCAATCCTCTTAATGCTACTCCAAAAATGCCGGCCATTATCTAACGCAGCCTCCACCTCTCATAGCTTTACCCATTCCAACTCTGCCACCTTTTTTCATGTAGCCCATTTTATTTCTAACTTTAGTTGGAAGTTTAGATAAACCTCTTTGAGAAGGCTTAACTGGTTTTAAAGCTTTGCCACCTTTAGCATAAGTATTGTTTTTCATTTTTTCATAATTTTTTTGAGCTAATTTACCATGGTCTGTATCACCTCGAGCATAATATTTCATTGCTGAATCTTTACTGCCTTTAATATTTAAACCTTCTTTAAATCTATCAGCTCTCATTCCACCACCTGTTACTGTTTCTTTAGCTGCATCCATAACAGCAATTCTTTTTTTATTGTCTGCTGAAATTTCTTTTTTTCTAGAACCTTGAGCTCCTCTACCCATTCTTCTTTGTTGACTTGGTGCTGGTCTACCTGTTTTTGGTCCAGTTTTTTTTCTTTTTTTAACTTTACCACCATCAGCTTTAAGTTCTCTTACGATTCTAGATTTTTCTTGTCGAAGATTTTTTTTACCCATTCTAGTTTTTGCTTTTTCAGCATCAACTCTACCAAGCTCTTCAAGTCTGTTCATTCTTCTTGAGTTCATAAACTACCTGTTAATCTTTCCAGATTTTTTAGCAGCTGAACCAAACTTACCGTAAGATTCATCTCTAGCATCTTTTAATTGTTTAGCTGTTCTTTTTTTCTTAACTCTCATAGCAATAGATTCATCTTTTCTATCTTTGTATCCTTGCTTCTTAACTTTTCCACCTTTTTTCATACCAGAACTTCCGTATGGAAATCTTACTGGTGATCTTTGTCCGTTTTGTCTCATTTTTTTCCTCCGTTTCTAAAAATTTGAGTTCCTTTTATACCATATATCGAAGCCACTACCAAGATCCAAAGATTTGTGAACCATGACGGGAGCTGCGAGAACATATCGAAGAACAATTTTACTTTGTCCATCGCTGTTGGGTCATCCGATATCACTGCCCAAGCGAGCACCAAAACGGGCAAACTTAAAATTATCAAAACTGCCTCGTCTTTCCAGTCCGATTGTCGAGCTTCTAAAAGTTTTCCCTGGTACTGCTCCTCACCCTGGGCCATTTTAGTAGCGTGCATAAGCTGCGCTTCTGACATAGCCATTTTCGTCTTCTGCTTGTTAGCATAAATTTTACTACCAGCAGATACGGCTAATTTAATTGCCGATAACCACATAATCTAGTACCATTTAGCTTTAACAGGTTTTTTTTCTGCTCTCATAGCTTTTGTTCCTCTAACAGTTACTGTTTGAGTTTCAAAAGGGTCTGTAGCTTGAATTGTAACGCCACCTGTTTTGTATCCATCCTTGCCAACACCTAATTCAGGTACAGCTTTAGGATCTTTTGCTTTTTTGATCATATTTGACTCCTTAATTTTTAGTATTATAGTTAATTTTTCTTAAAATTTCTACCGAAATCGAATTTCTTACTCGCAATAGACATTTCTTGTTTAGTTAACGAAGTATCTGCTCTTAATTCTGCTAAATCTTCGTTCTGTTCCATCTTTTCATTAAACTGTTGTTGGTTTTGCATTGCTCTCATTGTGTCTAAACTAATTCTACCCTCATCATAAGCTCTTTTTGCTTCATCTGCTCTTGCTTTGATGTCAAGTTCTCTTGATTTTAGTTTAAGTAATGGATCACCACCATATTCAGTCAAGATTTTTTGCTCTTCCATCATATAATCTTTAGTCATCTCTGCGATTAAGATAGCTTTTCTTGCATTGATCTTATTTGTAAGCATGTTTGCTTGATTAATCAGCTCTTGATTGTTTGGATTTGCTTGTAACATCTGTTGCATTTGTTGTGCTTGCATTAATTCTTGTTGAAACTCTAGTTGAACTTGCTCTTGAGCCATTAAACTTATTCGCTCTAATATATTTTTCTGTAATGCACCCATCACAGCCGGTGAATTTTGCACCATATTAGATTGCATAAAACTTAAATGTGAATCTATATGAGCTTTGTGGTCCTGTCCTGGGAAAGCCTGAAAAGGTTTTCCGGCCATTGCAGCAATTTCTTCCAAACTTGGATCAATTGGTTGCGGCTGGACAGGAGGGGGCAAGATCGCATTTATATTTTTTACCCCTAAAGCTTCATACATCGATCTATATGCTTGATACAAATCGTGTACTTGAGGATTCGATTGCGCCAATTGGAGTTGCGATTGCGCCATCGAAATTCTTTGTGTTTGAGAAAAGATATTTGGATCTGCAACTGGTAAAATATCTATTCTGTCATCGAAATCTGTTTGTTTAACAGTTCTAGCAGCACCAGGAACATCATAAGGATATTCTGTTGGTAAATAACTTTTAAATACTTCTGCTAGTAATTTGAATTCTTGTTTAAGACCAACGTATAGTCTTTTGTGAATCGCTGACATTACTCTTGAACCACGTTCTAGTAATGCAACAGTTGTACCAACTGCAGCTTGTTGATTCATATCACCCACTTGTGAGTCTGCAATACTTGCAAATCTTTGACCTGCATTAACCACAACTCCCATTAATTGTAAAAGAGTTTGGTCTGGTCCTTTAAATGGTAATTGCATAAACTGATCTTTAATATTACCACCAGGTGCATCAACATCTCTGAACTCACCAGGTTGTAATGGTTGTGCATCATCTCTAATTCTTATACCTCTAGTTTTAAAACCTGCTGGTAAGTTTGCTAAAGTTCCTGCATCTAATAATTGTCTTAACGCTGCTGTTGCAGTTCTAGTTAAACCACCAATCATGTGTATCAAACCAAAACCATAAAAACCTGTACCTGGTAAAAATTTATATTGTACAAAATATTTTATTTTTTCTTTTGTTGGATCGTCTTGTGTAAAGTTTCTTCTAATAGATAAAATTTTATTATTAGATTCTGCAATCGTTACAATGTATGGAAGTTTAATTCCTGTTGGCTCACCATCTGCACCCATGTCTTCAAAACCTTCTAGATCTAAATTGACATGCATTTCTAAAATTGTAAATTGATCTTCTTGACTACCTTTAGTTACACCTTCTAATTGTCTTTCTTTTTCTTCTAACTCATTTGAAGTAATAGGAGGTTGTCCTAACTCTATGTCTCTATAAAAACCTGACACTTGTTGTTTTCTTAATTCGTTTTCTGACATCTTAATTACATGTACAATTGCTTCTGCGTCTTCTAGTGAGTTTGCAGAATATGGTACAATCAAATCATCCGCCGGTACAAATTTAGAAACGGCTCTACCTAAAAGATCATCATAATAGACTTTCTTAAAGGTAGATCCGGATAGAGGGAGGTAAAAAAGCATTTGATCAAACTCTGGTTCATATTCTTGCATCTGATCCATAATTTGATAGTTCATAAAATCTTTTACTCTGTGAGCTTGGTCTTGTTTTTCATTTGTGATGTCACCTAAAATTTGTGCACGCACTGGACCATCAGCTGGTAATAATTCTTTGTAAGCTTGCGCTTGAAATTGTGTAACCGCTTCAGCAAGTACAGGGTGGTTAACACCAGATGCACCTCTGAAAGGTTCTGTTCGTCTTTCGTATTTAAATCCTAAAAGATCTAAACCTTCTCTGTAAGACTGTTCCCAGTCTCCACGAGATTCTTTGTAGTCTGTGTATTTGTCAAATAGAGTTGTACCTAGTTCATCTAACTCTTGGTCATCCATGATCTCTGCTAGGTTTTGAAAATGATCTGTAGATTGTAACTGGTCCGCAGCTGGATCAAAAGATATTTCTGCTCCACCTTCTTCGTCCATTGTTACTTCAACGTCTTCGTTGTTTACGCTTTCTTCATTTGGAACTGTAACTTCTTGTTCTACAAAAGCTTCATCTTTTTCTGTAATATCTACGTTTGGTAATGGTTTGTCTATTTCTGCCATATCTCTTTCCGGTTAATTATTGCACACCTTTAAGGCTTAATATACCTGATAAATCTTCATCTGGCAAGTAATCCTCTATTTCTTGATAAGGAGTATTTTCTGATAATGCTGCTTTTTGTTTTAAATTTTTTAAACCTACCGCTGCTTCAGGCCCAAGATAATAAGCAACCGGAGATTCATCTAAACCATACGCTCCTTGTTCTGCAGCTTTTGCAACATCAGCTGCACCCATTGCCATAATAGCTGGACCAGCAAAAGGTATAATTGGAGCTGCTACTCTTAAAACTGGTCTTCCAACAATTTTAGCAACTTTACTTATTTTACTTAATTTAGATTTTAAACCTTTTGGCATATATTGATTTATAACAGTTTTAATTTTGCCAACGGGTTTATCTAAATCTTCGGTATATCCTAAATATTTAGTTTTAAAAGTTCCTGCTGGAACATCAGGTCTTAAAGTTAGTTTTAATTCTTTTGCTTTTTTTATTATATTATTAACTTTAGGATCTTTAGGATTATTTTCTATAAATCTTTCAGCATCTTTTATAAATTCATTATTTTGATTAAATGTACTTGCAAATCTATTAATAGGAGAGTCTGTAAGTTCAGTTCCTAATTCTGCTCTTCTAGCATGTGATAAGTGAAAAAATCTTGCATCGTTTTTAGGATCTAAAACAGCTTTTAAATCTGGTTTAGATTTATATATATTACCTTCATTATCTACTCTAAATGAAATTTTATCTAAAAGTTTTTTATCTTTTAAAAGTTCTTCTGGGTTTTGATTAATCAAATCATTAGCTTGTTTTATTATAAATCTTTGTTGTGTATTTAAACCAATTTCTCTAGGGTTTAATTTTATTTTTCCTTTTTCTCTAAATCTTTTAGTATCTCTTCTAGTTTGTGCTTCAGCTAAATATTTAGTTTGTAAATCAGGATTTGCTTTTCTTTTTGCATTTCTTTTTATTGTTTTTCTTTTTCTAGAATTTTGATTTATTAATTTTTGAAGTTGAGGAATTTCTTTTTTTACATTTGCTTTTGCTTTTCTGTAATTACTAGTTAGTCCTTTTCCTTTAGCACTAATATCAATAGGAGGTTCATAAGTCCTATCAGTTGCCATTTTTCTAAATATATTTTCATATTCATCTACAGATAAATCTGTTGAAATATTAATTAATTTTTTTATATTTCTATCTTCTATATTAATTTTATATGTTTCTTTTGCTATTTTTTTTATTTTATTAAGATCAGTTACTCCAGTATCAATTATTTCTTGAATAACTTTTTTAGCATCTCTACTTCTTTTAACTACCCCTTTTCCTTTAAATTTTTCATCATAGACTCTTTTAACTGTAGTTGTTGGTACATTTATTTTTTCTGATATATTTTTAAAAGAAATAAGTTTATCTTCTTTAATTAATTTTTCTAAAGTTTCAGCAGCTTTTATTCTTTTTTGTTTAGTTACAAGACCAGCATCTTTATAACCCTGCCTCATCGCTTCACGCACCGCTTCACCAAAGTCATAGCCGTCATCCATAAGTTCGTTTACTTTTTTACTGAACGCTGATGGTTCGTAATCGTCTGCCGATCCGCCGTCCGCTTTTGGATTACGTCGGTTGAACTTATTGAAGATATCGATTTGTTGTACTTCGAACTTGGGTCGCGGTCGGTTGATTGTGCTTGCACGTTTGATTGTTTGTTTACCTAACTTACCTTGAAGTTTAGTTAGAATGCTTTCAAATTCTCCGGGCATTATTTTAGCCTATTGTAAAGATATACTCTTCCGCCGTCGTTGTAATCAGTTCTTCCTCTACCTGTTCTATTACTTACAGGACCGCCGGTTGTTGCATTAATACCAAATCCTTGTCCTGAATCAAAAGATTGCTGACCATCGCTACCTATTCCATAATTAGTTGCTCCATATTGTGCTGCTCTAGCTGCTTCTTGTTCAGCAGCAATTTGTTTTTTAAGTTGTTCTTGTAACTCTAATTCTTTTTGAAGTTGTCTTAATTCTTTTTGTCTTGAAGCATCTGCTTTTATTTTTCCAAAAAATGACAGGTCTGTATAGTTAGGATTATTAAGAGGTCCTAGTATTTTTCCCTCTGGTAAAAATTCACTATCTGTCTTTTTACCAAACATTGATTCAAATAAAGATATCGCCATAGGTTTAATATCTGCTCCAAGATTGACTGGATTTTTATTATCAAAAGTTTTTCTCATTCCACCTTTATCTAAATATGTATCTACTTCTTTTATCATTACACCACCTTTGCCATCGGATACTTCTACTTGCATAGTTTTTTTAGTGCTAGGATCTAGATTACCAAAATCTCCAATTCCACCTGCCATAGTAATTCCATCCCCACCACCACCTTGATATTGATTTATGTTTTGATTAATAATACCTGGTACTCCTGGTGTAGGTGTGGGCGTTGGAGTAGGTGTAGGTGCTACCGTTGGTAAACCAAAATCAAATAAATCTAAATACTGTTGTTGAGTATACTGACTTTGTAAAGTCGGATTTGCATTATATGTTGCTATTAAATTATCTCGTGTTGCCATTAGTAATAAGTTCTCTCTATTCGTGGTAACGTGTCTTCTTTTTCATCATCCGGGTGATTTACAAAACCTCCCTGTCTAAAACGCATTACCGCTTGTGTTGTACTATCCACCAAATCATCATGATCTCCATAAGGAAATGATGCACACTCTTCAATCACCTCTTCAGCAAACTTATGGTCTGGAGCCCAAATTACGCCTGATTCAAATAGCGGGGCCACAGCATTAACCCTAGCATGTTTGTCGTTTCCTCTACTAGGTGTGAAGTTTATAACAGGTATCCCCATTTTTCTCAACTCATAAGTTAAGGGTAATCCAGAAGCTTTAGACTCGATAATAACCGTTTCAGGATTCCAGTATCTATACTGTTCTAATGCAACACGCCGGAGTTCTGGAAACTCTAGTCGTTCTTTTACAGCATCTAATAGTATTAAATTAGCAGGACTATCTTGGTCTGGGTAAAATACACCCCAGGTGGTAATAGCAGAGTAATC